TTACCCATTGGCGCGGCTTAAGAGCTTATTTTTGAATTCACAATGGTCACGATATAACCATCTTGCTCGCCCGTGGATAACTTTGGCTTTTGGAAGGTCTCCGGACTTAATCCGATCATAGATGAAGGTTTTACCGAAGCCAGTATCGGCCATGATGAATTTCAAATCAACCAGTGAATCAGGCTGTAGTTCGTGTTGCATGAGTGCTATCTCCGAATAGGGAATCGAACCTGCAAATCAGGTAATAAAAAACCGCCATCAGGCGGCTTGGTGTTCTTTCAGTTCTTCAATTCGAATATTGGTTACTTCTGCATGTGCTATCTGCGCCCATATCATCCAGTGGTCATAGCAGTCATTGATGTTCTCTGCTTTGATAACTCTGTTGAATGGTTCTCCATTCCATTCACCTGTGACTCGGAAGTGCATTTATCATCTCCATAAAACAAAACCCGCCGTAGCGAGTTCAGATAAAAGAAATCCCCGCGAGTGCGAGGATAGTTACTTGTTCATATTATTAATCGTCAATGTATTTTGAGCATTGTGGGCAATCATCAATCCCACAATACGATTCATATGCATCCTTTATTGCGTCGCGGGCTTCAGTAAGAGTATTGAATAAGTTGCAGCTATTATCTTTTTGATATAGGTAAGTTCCTAATTTATAAGCAGAAGAAGCATCATTTCCGCTGTCTAAAATTACATCGTTATGGATTCTGCACCTTGCAAGAACTCCTGATCCCATAAGGGTCTGCATAGCCCATTGCTCTTGATCTTCACACAAATCATGAATGCTCATTTCAACACCTCTCTTCACGTTTCACACACGTTAAGATTAACAGTGTTTTTACATGCTTTGGAAGATTTATTTTATAAAAACTCTTTTAATACAAATAGATATAATAGTTCACTATTATAGCTCCTTTAATCGAGGCGGTTCTGGTAGAGGCATCCAGTGGGTTACCTCTTTGAGATACAGGTCTTCGCCATCACCGTCATCCCAAGTGGGATTGCCATCATTAAACCAGTCGCCATATACGCCGACCTGAGTGTTGGGGATGTTTGGTGGGTAGTTGTTTTTAAAGTCAGCTGCTAACACATAGCATTGTCGCTCTCCCATTTCTGGCATTCGCTCACTACAGCTTATCCAACCATCCGGAGTTACCGGATAGTTGCCGGGTTCTTTAATGTGCAAGCGAGGCTCACCATCTTTTGGCTCAGGCCACTGGCGCTCCATGTTGATCTTCAATTTATCTTCCATAGCAGCGGTAATTTCAGCATCGCTGATGCCAGCACGGCGCTGTGCATCCCACAACAGAAACTGCATATCAGCCCACTCGCTAAGATCGTCTGGTTCGGCTGCGGCTTCCAGAGCCTCTTTTGAGAGGTGTTTCAGTGGACCAATGGGGCCAACGCAGCCAAATGTGGAGTCAGACCATTTGGCATGCTCGTGGCGAACCCGCTCGCGTTCCAGTGAGGCGAGAGCGATTTTAAATGCTGTAAGCATGTGTGCTTGATCGTTATCGAGTCCGAACGGTATTTCATCCCGTGCTGACTCAATGCTGGTAATCGTGTTCTGTAACCATTCTTTGGTAAGAGTATTCATAACTATTTCACCTTAATCTCAACATTTCGCAGCTTTAGCTCTACTGGCAAGTCTGACTTTCCTGTTAATGCTAATGCGAGATTTTCAGGAGTAATGAGAGCTGTTATTGTTTTCCCCATCGCCAGACGAATAATCATTCGTATCTCGCGATCGTCACATGCTCCCGGTCGAACAATTGATATTTGTCCGTTCATCTCACTCTCCTTTGATGCGAATACCAGCGGCGGATAGCTCCTGCCCCACAAGCACGCGATAAGCATTCTGAGCGCGGACTGCTTCTGGCGACCGCCATTTCTCAACCTCTGGCAGCTTCACCTCCAGCGTCTCCATTTCAGCGATGCGCTTCTCTGTGTCATGGCACCGCTTCATCCATTCAACGCAAGATGCTGCAGCTTTATCTGCGCCTACAGATTCAGATTCTGCCAGCTTTTCCAGTTTAAGGATTTGTTTCTCTGCGGCTTCCATCTCATCCAGCAGCGCCAAGACGGTAGCGGGGTTTGCCGTTGCGATGAATGTGGCGTCGTTATCGTTTCGCCACCGGGAGAGATTGCCGGTATCCTCATGTCGAACAGCGTCACGCTTGTTATCGGTGACAAAGACCTCAAGCACCTCATTGTCGATAAATGACACCATGGCCTGCCCATGACTATCAATCCACCAATTACCCGGCGTCGCCTTCTCCGCCGCTTCACGCAGCGCCTGATAGTCAATCTTGCTCATTGGTTGCCTCCTTTGCGAAGCTGGTTGGCGAACAAACGTAAACTAGACGCTTCACTGCGTAGAAACTTAACGGCATAATCAAAACCACATCGTTCTGCGTCGTCTGCTGCGTTGTCGAGGTTATCTGCGTACATCTCTACCCCCTGCGCCCGTACTTCAGCCAGGAAAGCATCGGTGGCTGGGGTGTCTGATTGCAGAGACTTTGCGCGATAGTCATTCCACCCTCTTGCATACATGGGATTAACTTGCACTCCATCTTTTACGCAATATGCCTGCCCTCCACGGTTGATAACCTTGATTTCGCCCATAGCGCCAGACTTCAGCCCCGCATTCTCCGCTGCCAGCGCCGCGCACTTGGCCTCCGCTTCAACAAATTTACGCACCAGATATTCAGCGTTTGTTTCGTTAACCTTTAAATCACTTGGGATGCATTTACCTTTCAGAAAACCATCCATCTCAATTAGTGTCATTTGTTTCATTTCTTCCCACTCAGCCACATCGCATTCAGATATTTGTTGTCATTAACAGAACCGAAACTCTTTCTCTTAAGCAATTCCTCTCTCGATGGCATTGGCTTTACGCGTTGGCGAATAATCATTTCTGCTGGAAGAATGCCGGGATTGTATGCAAGTCCTCTCATGGTAAATTCCTCAGTCATTACTGATAGCGCCATAGCGTGAGCGGTAATTACGCAGGCGCGGGTCGATATATTCAGGGAAGTGGGTATATGTGACTTTGCGGAATGGTCGGATTGATGTTTCGTTTATTCGGTCTTTTTCCTGTTTTTCTGCGAGTTGTATATCGCGTCGGTACTTCCGTTCTGCTTTTGTTTCTGGTGTCAGGGAAAGAAACGTGTCGAAAATGTTTTTGATATTTTCCAGCACCTCCGACTTGGAGCTACCGGAGCAGTTGTGCGGGTCATCCGCACCATACAGAGGCGCTGGCATAATGGGAGCCTTATTTTCAGTAATCAGAAAGGAGGGTAATCGTTCTGGCTGTAACCATAATCATCTGTATGATTCTGGCTTACGTTTTTAGAGCGATTGTCTTTATCTTTGAGGCTGGCAACCATGTTGGCGATAGTTTCTGGTTGCTTGCCTTCCGCCTTTTCTTTAAGGGTTTGACCTGTTTGTGCAATAAACGGGATGCGTATTTCCATCTGGTAGCTGTCTGCGCCAGTCTTTTTGTTTGTGGTTAATACTTTCTGGAGCACTAACCCGATTTTCTTTCCATGAAATTCAGGTGCAACAAATTTACTGGCGGATACCATATGTTGCGTTAATTGTCCAATCCCGGCACACCCCATCATGGCGTGAACGACATTTGCGCCAAATTTGTTTTCCGTGCCGTCATTTTTCTGAACACAGACGCTAAGATATTGGATTTTACGTCCGTCGTCGGATTCGCCAGAAAACTCAATAAATTTGGCTCCTTTTTCTGATTGCTTTAGTTCTGCTTCAGTAATGGTAATGATATGAGCGCCAGTTTCGTTAATAAAACCACCTTGCCCTGCGGTCAGTGCTGCTTCTTCGTTATAAGTAAAAATCACGTTGCTCATGCTGCGTTTTCCTTAATTTGATGAACATTATTGATGCCGTAGTAATCACAAACAGTGGCATCGACGAAAGAGAGATCGTTATCAATCTCATTGGAGTCAAACATTCCCATTGGGGATTTAACAGTGTCTGCACCGTTGTTTTTTGTGGTGAAAAAGAACTGGTCATCACGGGTAAGGGTGCGAAGAACTATAGTAAACATGCCTTCGACAGTGATTTTCTCGTCCAGCATTTTGCCGATAGTTTTCATTTTCACGCGCCCCATAGGGGTTTCTTCGGTGTGTGCAAGAAAATAGACTCTCAGGTCATCAGGTGCATCCTGTGCAGCCTTAATCACCTCCCATGCGTGGCGGCCTATCTCAGTAAATTTATCAAACGATTTTTCTTCTGAGCGGCGCATAAACTCATTGCTCATCACATACTGGAAGTCATCAACAATAACGATTCTTTTCCCGTATTCGTGAGCACGCTTAATTACGGCAACTATTACGTCCCATTTGTCAGTGGTAACTACGGTTCCTTTTTTTGCTCTGGCATCCCATGCCAGCCATTCTTTTGATTTAAATGGTAGCGGCTTGCCTATTGGTTTTATAAGTATTGCTTCCTCTGGATTGATATTTCTCATGCTGGTTGATTTTCCGGTGCCAGATTCACCGAGTATTAATGTCGCAGTTCCCATAATTTGCCTCAGAATGGTAATTCGGATGGGGAGGAAAGAAACTCGCGCTCATTCATGCGCTCTCTTTGTGCCTGCCATAAACAAAGTTGTTTCTTTGATTTATCTCCCGCTTTACGCCAGTAACGAGCCTCAGCAATGTGATATTCTCTTTTTAATCGACTTAATTCTGGAGTTTTCGCCAGTTCTACCGGAATCATTTTGACCTCCATTTTCTGTAGGCTTCGATGGCCTCACGAAACATCTTTTCATCGCCAATAAAAGTGGCGATAGTGAATTTAGTCTGGATAGCCATAAGTGTTTTATCCATTTTTGGGAACTCCTGGCTGATTAAGTACGTCGATGAGTCGTTTCCATCCGTCACGTAATTTACGGGTGATTCGTTCAAGTAAAGATTCATTTAATTGGAAGGCACCCATGCGAGCGCCTCCCGCGATTGCGTAAATCATGGGTGGTTCCTTATGTTGGTTTATTAGTAGGTTATTTTTGTTGCGAATACTTCGCCTTTTACGATGGCTGTTATGATATTTTTAGCAACATCTTCTGATGCGCCAACCTTGATAAGGTCAGCAAGTATTTTGTTATTTACTTCTTTCCGGTGAGCTTTATCCTTTGCTCTACGCTCTTCTTCGTCCTTGATTCTTTTTTCTTCTGCTATTCTGGCTTGCTCTTTTGCTTCAGCCTCGCGCCGGATTCGTTCAGCCTCCTCCTGTGCTTTTCGGCGTTCTGCTTCAATTGCCGCCTGCTTTTCTCTTTCAGCTCGTTCTGCTGCCTCTTTTGCTTCGCGCAGTGCTCGTTGCTCGGCTTCAATGCGTTCACGCTCTGCACGTTCCGCTGCGGCCTTAGCTTCTGCTTCTCGCCTTGCTGCTGCTTCAATTTCGGCTTTTGCCTTTGCTTCGGCTTCTGCTCTGGCTTTCTCTTCAGCTTCTCTTTTTAAGCGTTCTTCATGCTCTCGCTTTTCCTGCTCCGCTTTGAGTCTTGCCTCTTCTCTTTGGCGGTCAAATTCGCGATCCATCAAAATCGCTATTTCATGGTCAGACTCAATTTGCTTTGCGAGAGCTTCAGCTGCTGCCTTAGCTTCTTCTTCGGCTTTAATCCGCGCCTGTTCTTCCTCATAATCAGTAAGAGGCTGGCGCGCCTTGGCTTTCAGTTCATCAAGGCGATCACGCACTGTCTTGCGGTTGGCATCAATTAGCTTTGGAATTTCCTTCAGTTCAGCAACAAGGTCTTTGCCAAGACCATCGAGATATGTTTTCGTCTGCGCAACTTTATACGCCAGAGAAGCGATCTCCTTTCTGCCCTTTGCCGTTGTGATATCAGGCACAAATGACATAACTTCACGTTCAACCTTTTGAAGGATTTCTTCAATCTGGTCGGCAGACTGAAATACAGTCATTGCATTTGCTTTTTCAATAACAACTAAATCTGTTACTTCACTCATATATCCTCCGTCAAAAAAATTGCCCTCACACTGGAGGGCAAAGAAGATTTCCAATAATCAGAACAAGTCGGCTCCTGTTTAGTTACGAGCGACATTGCTCCGTGTATTCACTCGTTGGAATGAATACACAGTGCTGTGTTTATTCTGTTGTTAGTGCCAAAAATAAAGGCCGACTATGCGGACTCGGAAGGAAGTCCAATCATCTTATTCAAATCTTCTACCCGTAAAGCAGGAAGTGCTGTACTTGCTTTATCTGCTTCTTTTGGTAGCAATTCTTTGCTTTCAGGCCAAACTTCAATAAGTCGCTTAACTGTTGTGACTGAGTTCAAAGCAGCCCATACATTTGATTCGATATCCTTTTTCTTGGCTTCAAGTTTTTGTTGCAATGCGCAGATTTCATCAAACCTTTTTGTTATTTCGTGTTCTGCGTCAAACATGCATTTATCTTTGGTCGGAGTAGGGAGCAATATATCTTCGCCGTTGCCGTCTTTCCCATATGAAAGCCATCCAACCCTTCTGCCAGATACAGTCAGATAAATTGAAGTAGAACGAACATCGTATGAGTAAAATGAACATCCCATCTTTCCAAGTTCTTCACTTATAGCTACCAACTTGGATGATAACTGATCCACTTCCTCAGTTTTCTTTTTACCGCCAAACGCAATAACTCTGGCGTCAAGTGCAAGCTGGTTCTTTAACTTTGTTACTTCTTCAAGTTCAGTGAAAACCCCAGACTTAATTAAAGCGTTACGAGCGATTTCCTCTTTCATTCTCGTAGTTAAGCGGATTGATGACATATTAATTCCTCTCAAATAAGTGGCTTGCTGCCAAAACAATGAACCATCCGGAAATTCCAGATAGTTCATAATTCACTCTTCAATACTTCCAACTTACTAATCGCCGATAGATATCCGCGCTGATAGGGCATCATCATTCCTTCGAGCTTGCCACTTCTTAACTCCTTCCTGAGCAATTGTATTGCTTGATCAATAACCTCTGCCTTAGCGTCCTTTATGGCTTGCTTGCGGGGCTTTGCTTTCTGCTTTGGCAGATTTCTCAAGCATGATGGAATGTATGTCTGATTCACCACTTACCTGGCTGTCAGTTGTTTTGATTTCCGGTATCCTGCCGCGTAAATGGCTACGTTCGGAAGACAAGTTGAACCTTCATATTTTCTGGTCAACGTTGTCAGAGTTATCACTTCTGCTCTCATTGCTGGTTTGCGCTTGCATTGCAAGACCACTCGTGAAGGGGTTGGCCTGTGTAGCTTGTCAGAGCTGATCGCCTCCTGACTTTGCAGATTTGCACGACGAGCTCTACGGCGAGAAGCTGCGGTTCCTTTAAATTCTGTTTTTCTGGACATAGATTCCTCCCGAATAAACTTTGGCGATGCAATCTCGAAGCCCCTCCTGAGACGGTTGCTTCGGCATTGCATCCCACAGCTTATGTGGTTGGGTGATCTGGCTTTTCAGCCACGTAGTCGAGTGTTCGACGTTGTTTAAAGAGCCTGCCAGTCTGTTCCGTTTGGCTTACAGCGTCCTGCTGATGAGTTAACTTTATCGAAATGATAAATTAATGGCAATAGCAAAATGATAAATTGTTTTGGTTTTCAAATATCCTGTTGATTATTATGGTTTTTTATTTGATTGCAGGAATTTATCAGAAGGAATAAAGAGACTTGAGGGGGATCAGAATTGCGCGTTTTAGTGAGTTGTATCTGTTTATTTTTCAACAAATACAATTGGTTATGGTGTTATTAGGTGTGGGGATCGTGAGGCAAAGAAAACCCGGCACTGAGGCCGGGATGTGAGGAATTAATTACAGAGCAAAGAGATCACGCATTAGGTTGCTGTTCATCTGGTGGTTGAATTGATACGGCTCCAGTTCTTTTTTGATCTCGTTCAGGTGCTGTTCCGCTTTTCTTGCCAGATTGCGACTTTCTTGGATCTGGCTTTCCAACATTTTGTTGAGAATTTCCATCTCCGGTTGCAGATTCTTCGGCATTAGTATTGTCCTCTTTATCTTGTGTAGTAAGAGGGAAATCCATCACCCTTGGTTTTCCAAACGTTGGGATTTCACCACTATGAATCTTATCACAGAAAAAATTATCGAGTATTTCTGTTATACCTTTAGGACATTCAACACACTTGAAAAGTTCCTTGGCTTCTTTTCTGTCGATAACAAATCCATGTGAAGGATACGAAGCGATGAGTTTGCTTAACGCCCCTTCTTTTAGACTACTTGGCTTGTCTGCTAACCGTTGACCATAAGTGATAGCAATGCTCATCGCACGCTGATGCTCACCAAGTTTTATTGGATCTATCTGAGCAGCCATGGGGGCTATCAATGCCTCTGTAAGTCTGGTTGCGATGTCAGCAGATATTTTAGTGCTTATCTGGTTTTCGTATTTTATCTGAACAAGGTATGAGTTAAACGCTGAAATAGAGCGCTCCTTCAGTGCATCGAGAGCTGTCATAATGGCTAAACCAGAACTCATCTCACCTATTTCATCGTTTTTTTTCAGTTGGATATCTAATGGCCCGAGCTCACCCATGTCACCGATAACAAGTTTATTCGCAGCTATGGCTATTAGTGTACCAGCACTTTTGCACGGCCCAACAACTAAAAGTGTTACCGTTTCATAATAGTGCTGGAGAGCCCTACCTATACGATAACCAGCATTAGGATCACCGCCATAAGTAGCAACACAGAAGATAACATTCTTTTTTAATTCATTTTGTGACTTACGCTTCTTGATTTTATTGGTTAGATCAAGATAACCATCACGATGAATATCGCCTATATACACATAAACATCATTATTTTCAATAGTATTCATTCGTTAAACTCCCTGTTGTGGTTACGATGAATGTATTCATGTTGAGGATAAGACATAGTGGTTTGTCATCATCGCTAATCTGGCGCAATTGACTTTTCATAAATCACAATTGGAATCACCCAAACGTCTCTTCAGGCCACTGGTTACCAGCTACGTGACGATGAAGTCACGAATTTTTCAGCCACTCCCTTGCCTCGATGTCATCCAGATGGCGAGATTGCTTCAGAATACCAGCCACATACTCCACCTTTGCTACTTGATGATAAGGCAACGTTATTGGCCTATGGTCCTGGTTGATGCTTGTAAACTGGTATTCTCCGTCTCTGTCATAGCCAAGAACTTTGATCATGTTGTGTCCTTCAACGGTTCTGACAAACACCTCATCACCCGGGAATACTTTGGTGTTAGGCTCAATGAGTACATATTCTCCTGATTTTATTCTGGGCCACATGCTGTCTCCTTTCACACGAAGACCAAAGGCATCTGGATCATCGCTATAAATCTTGAGCCACCCATCGCGCTCTTCGGTCATCTCGATGGCACCATCAACACCAAGAATTGCCTCACCAACCACGCGCACTAACCCTTTTCTTACCTGACCGACAAAAGTTAAAGAATCTGAGCATGATGCAATTGGTGTTACATCATGTACCAAATCAAGCCACCCATTAGGTAACCCAAGTGCGGCTTCGAATTTTCTTGCTAGTTTATCCCCTATGTTTCGAGTGCTTTTTTCACCGGAGACTTGCGTGAGTTGAGAAGGGCTAACTCCAAGCTTATCGGCAAAGCTTGCATTAGTGTTACCCGCGATTTTTTTATGCTCATCTAGCAAAAACGCCAGATTCGATTTGCGAATATCTTTGTTTTCCATCCCACGATTCTCCCTCTATTTAGCAAATGGATAAATACGCATTTTGATAAATCTCCATTGCAGTTTATTTATCAAAATGGTAAAGTTGCTCTGTGTGATAAACGGAGGCACTAATGAGTAATGAACTACTACGCTGGCGAAAAGAGGCTTCTAGTGAGGAATGGAAGCGACTCGCCGCATTAGCGAATACTTCAGTTGGCTATCTTGATCAGATTGCATATGGGTTTCGAAGAGCTTCCCCAGATAAAGCGAATGCAATCGAAGAAGCCACTCGTAATTTCACGGGTTATAAACCTGTGAAAAAGGAAAATCTGGTGTTCGTATCGCGTAGAGCATCAGCAGCATAAGTAACCCCGCTCTTTGTAACAACGGACATTCGTCCTACGTCGCTGAAAAGCGAATCCCAGAATATCTGACCAACTAAGGCCATATGCGTTTCAACGCATACCTTTCAACTAACTATTCACTATTGGAAAATTAACAAATGACACAAGCAAGTTACAGCAAGCCAACACAGCGAGAAATTGATCGCGCAGAAACTGATTTACTCATCAACCTGTCAACGCTTACCCAGCGCGGTCTGGCAAAGATGATTGGCTGTCATGAATCGAAGATAAGCAGAACGGACTGGAGATTTATTGCTTCGGTCTTGTGTGCTTTCGGAATGGCATCAGACATCAGTCCGATTAGCAGGGCTTTTAAGTATGCGCTTGATGAAATCACCAATAAAAAACGCCCGGTGTGCAAGACCGAGCGTTCTGAACAAATCCAGATGGATTTTTAACAACATCCAACGAGGTAATTATATGCGAAACAAAGGCTTTAATCCACCTGATACACACAAAGAAGCTAAGCGTTTGCGCTTCCTTCGTTCCATTGATGAAAGAACTCAAATCTCTTTTGTGAAAGTTGCCAGAACTGAGCTTCTGAAGGCTGAGGCGAGGGCGTTGCTCCAGTCTCTACCAAAAGAGGAGGGATATACGTTAATTCCAAACGCATTTCTGAAAAAGCTTCTCAAAGAAGACATATCCGTAAGTCAGTTTAACGATGTTCTTAAGGTCTTTCGTCAAGGCAGGTAGTTATGAGCAATACAGCAAAAATCTACGATTTCAGCGCCGCACACGAGCGCAGGAGCAACAGGATGGAGAACCAGAAAACTGGTTACATTCCGTTGTACCGGAGCATTCTGAAACAGTCATGGGCGAAAGATGTTTATCTTCGCACCCTGTGGGAAAACCTTCTCCTGAATGCCGCCAGAAAGCCATACAAAGCGAATTTCAAAGGTCATGAATGGCATCTGCAACCCGGTCAACTGGTTGTGACAGCAGCTGATTTAGGTCTTCAGTTATGCGACAGGCATGGCAAGCCGGCAAGCCGTGATCAGGTTGAGCGGATGCTTCAGGTTTTTGTGAAAGAGGGGATGATCTCCATTGATGGAGAGAAGCAAAAAGGTCGTGTGATCACTATCGCAAATTACCATGAATATGCTCAAAAAATGGACAATTCACCCGCACATGAAGCCGCACAAACAACCGCACATGATGCCGCACATGATGAAGCCAGTAATGGCGCGGCTTCCAGCGTACATGCCGCACATGAAAGCGCACATGAAGCCGCACAAACAACCGCACATCATGAACAAGAAGGTATTAACAAGAATATAAATAATACCCCCCTACCCCCCAATGGGGGAGGCGATGGGCAGGTTAAACCTGAACGTCGCAAGGCAGAACGAATCGACTACGAATCCTTCCTGAACGCCTACAACACCGAAGTCGGTGACAGACTGCCACACGCTGTTGCGGTCAACGAGAAACGCAAACGCCGCCTGAAGAAAATCATCCCGCAACTGAAAACGCCAAACGTGGACGGTTTCAGAGCGTATGTCAGGGCGTTTGTACATCAGGCCAAGCCGTTTTACTTCGGAGACAACGACACTGGCTGGACGGCAGATTTTGATTACCTGCTGAGGGAAGATTCGTTAACGGGAGTACGGGAAGGGAAGTTTGCAGACAGGGGGATTGCATGAGACAGGATATCGAAGCGAGCGTTATCGGTGGCCTGCTGATTGGTGGATTAACTCCAACCGCCAGCGACGTTCTGGCAACGCTGGAGCCGGAAGCGTTTTCAATTCCGCTCTACCGGAAAGCCTTCGAGGTTATCCGCAAGCAGGCGAGAAACAGAAACCTAATCGATGCGCTGATGGTTGCCGAGGCGTGCGGAGAGGAGCATTTCACGTCAATCCTGATGACCAGCAAAAACTGCCCGAGTGCCGCAAACCTGAAGGGATATGCCGGAATGGTCGCGGATAACTATCACCGCCGTCTGGTGCTGGAAATCATGGATGAAATGCGTGAACCAATTCAGAGCGGAACCATCGATACATCGAGTCAGGCGATGGACGAGCTTGTAAAGCGTCTCTCAGCCATCAGAAAGCCCCGTGACGAGGTTAAACCGGTACGCTTAGGGGAAATCATCACTGACTACACTGACACGCTTGACAAGCGTCTGAGGAACGGAGAAGAGTCAGATACCCTGAAGACCGGAATCGAAGAACTTGACGCCATCACCGGAGGGATGAACGCGGAAGACCTGGTGATTATCGCTGCTCGTCCGGGTATGGGGAAAACCGAACTGGCGCTGAAGATTGCCGAAGGCGTTGCAAGCCGCGTTATTCCTGGTTCTGACGTCCGGCGCGGAGTGTTGATTTTCTCGATGGAAATGAGCGCATTGCAGATTGCAGAGCGAAGCATTGCCAACGCCGGGAGGATGTCGGTTAGCGTGCTGCGAAATCCTGCATCGATGGATGACGAAGGCTGGGCGCGTGTTGCTAACGGCATGAGTCAGCTTGCAGATTTGGATGTATGGGTAGTCGATGCCTCGCGATTATCGGTCGAAGAAATACGCTCAATCGCAGAACGGCACAAACAGGAAAATCCAAACCTCTCACTCATCATGGCGGATTATCTTGGCCTGATTGAGAAGCCGAAAGCAGACCGCAACGACCTCGCAATTGCCCACATCTCCGGAAGCCTGAAGGCGATGGCGAAAGACCTGAAAACACCGGTTATCTCCCTGAGTCAGCTTTCGCGCGATGTTGAAAAGCGACCAAACAAACGCCCGACAAACGCAGATTTGCGTGATTCAGGAAGCATTGAACAGGACGCAGACTCAATCATCATGCTCTATCGGGAGGCGGTATATGACGAGAACAGTAGCGCCGCGCCATTTGCTGAAATCATCGTGACGAAAAACCGTTTTGGCTCGCTTGGTACGGTTTACCAGCGGTTCTGTAACGGACACTTTGTTGCATGTGACCAGGATAAAGCCAGACAGATTTGCACAGCATCAAATGCACCTGCTGCGCGTGGCAGACGATATGCACAAGGGGCTGACGTATGACCATCTACATCACTGAGCTAATAACAGGCCTGCTGGTAATCGCAGGCCTTTTTATTTGGGGGAGGGTAAATCGTGGCTGAGTTAATTTTCTCTGCATTGAGGATTCTCGGTGCTATGTGGATGGTGGCGACGTTCATTGTTGTTGCCAGCAGTTTTATCCGGTTGGTAGGTGAAGGTAAAGACCTGGTGGGTGTGCTTTTCGGTAGCATTTTCCTGTGGGTGATTATCGGTGTTGTGCCTATCGCTGTAGCAAAAATGGCGTGGCGTTTTGTTAGTTGAGGTGACAATGAAGCAAATATACATGCTTCGCAACGAAGCAATCAGAAACAACGCCATAGACGCAATACTCTCACTTCCGATCGACGACAAGTCACCTCACGAAGTCCACGTTAAAGAACCAAAGCGGAGCAATCCTCAAAACCGCCTTATGTGGGCGTTATTGCAGGACGTATCACGTCAGGTGCTTTGGCATGGACAGAGACTTGCGCCGGAGGACTGGAAAGACCTGTTCACTGCCCTGTGGCTTAAGACCAAAAAACTGGAGCAAAGAAGTGTGCCTGGCATCGACGGTGGCGTTGTCATGCTTGGCGTGCGCACCAGCAAAATGCGAAAGGCCAGCATGACTGAGCTTATCGAAATCATGTTCTGGTTCGGATCAGAGCGAAACGTGCGGTGGAGTGATGACTCCCGGCGAGAGTATGAATGGTCACAACGAAAAGGGAGGGTTGAATGATTAAGCATAAATCAGAAACACCAAAAGAAGTTAGAGACTGCTGGCAAACGCCGCTTTGGCTTTTTGATGCACTGGATATTGAGTTTGGATTCTGGCTGGATTCGGCAGCGAGCGACAAAAATGCTCTGTGCGCTCACTGGTTAACTGAGGCCGACGACGCGCTAAATTCTGAGTGGGTAAGCCACGGTGCAATCTGGAATAACCCACCGTACAGCAATATCAGGCCGTGGGTGGAAAAAGCTGCTGAGCAGTGCATACAACAGCGACAGACGGTAGTTATGCTTGTGCCAGAGGATATGTCAGTCGGATGGTTCAGCAAGGCTCTGGAGAGTGTCGACGAAGTTCGCATTATCACTGATGGACGGATTAATTTTATCGAACCATCGACAGGGCTGGAGAAGAAGGGAAACAGCAAAGGCTCCATGCTGCTGATTTGGCGACCGTTCATCAGTCCTCGACGGATGTTTACTACCGTATCCAAAGCGGCATTGATGGCGATCGGGCAGGGCGTCAGGAGGGCTGCATGGTAAATGTCGTTAGTTTCTCAGGTGGCAGGACGTCAGCATATTTGCTCTGGCTAATGGAGCAAAAGCGACAGTCAGGTAAAGACGTGCATTACGTTTTCATGGATACAGGTTGTGAACATCCAATGACATATCGGTTTGTCAGGGAAGTTGTGAAGTTCTGGGATATACCGCTCACCGTATTGCAGGTTGATATCAACCCGGAGCTTGGACAGCCAAATGGTTATACGGTATGGGAACCAAAGGATATTCAGACGCGAATGCCTGTTCTGAAGCCATTTATCGATATGGTAAAGAAATATGGCACTCCATACGTCGGCGGCGCGTTCTGCACTGACAGATTAAAACTCGTTCCCTTCACCAAATACTGTGATGACCATTTCGGGCGAGGGAATTACACCACGTGGATTGGCATCAGAGCTGATGAACCGAAGCGGCTAAAGCCAAAGCCTGGAATCAGATATCTTGCTGAACTGTCAGACTTTGAGAAGGAAGATATCCTCGCATGGTGGAAGCAACAACCATTCGATTTGCAAATACCGGAACATCTCGGTAACTGCATATTCTGCATAAAAAAATCAACGCAAAAAATCGGACTTGCCTGCAAAGATGAGGAGGGATTGCAGCGTGTTTTTAATGAGGTCATCACGGGATCCCATGTGCGTGACGGACATCGGGAAACGCCAAAGGAGATTATGTACCGAGGAAGAATGTCGCTGGACGGTATCGCGAAAATGTATTCAGAAAATGATTATCAAGCCCTGTATCAGGACATGGTACGAGCTAAAAGATTCGATACCGGCTCTTGTTCTGAGTCATGCGAAATATTTGGAGGGCAGCTTGATTTCGACTTCGGGAGGGAAGCTGCATGATGCGATGTTATCGGTGCGGTGAATGCAAAGAAGATAACCGCTTCCGACCAAATCAACCTTACTGGAATCGATGGTGTCTCCGGTGTGAAAGAACACCAACAGGGGTGTTACCACTACCGCAGGAAAAGGAGGACGTGTGGCGAGACAGCGACGAAGTATCACCGACATAATCTGCGAAAACTGCAAATACCTTCCAACGAAACGCACCAGAAATAAACCCAAGCCAATCCCAAAAGAATCTGACGTAAAAACCTTCAACTACACGGCTCACCTGTGGGATATCCGGTGGCTAAGACGTCGTGCGAGGAAAACAAGGTGATTGACCAAAATCGAAGTTACGAACAAGAAAGCGTCGAGCGAGCTTTAACGTGCGCTAACTGCGGTCAGAAGCTGCATGTGCTGGAAGTTCACGTGTGTGAGCGTTGTATATATGAATGCTTAAATATGGTGGAACATAATGAGAAATATAAGCAACATAGACGAATTAAGAAATAAATTATCATATGATGATGTTTTAGGTGTACTTAGATGGAAAGTGTCTCCTTCTAATAATGTTAAGGTTGGCAGTGTTGCTGGTTACATTAGGAGTGATGGTTATAGGATGTTAACTATCGATGGTGTAATTACTTATGCTCACCACGTTATATGGATGATAAATAATGGTGAGATTCCATTAGGGTATAAAATTGATCATATAAATGGAGTAAGGTCAGATAATAGGCTATCTAATCTTCGATTGGTTACACACCAACAGAATGCACAGAACCAAAAGAGAAAAATAACCAATTCGTCAGGAGTGACTGGAGTATATTTCAATAAAGAGAGATGTAAGTGGATTGCGAATATATGCGTAGATGGGCGCACCAAATATCTTGGAATATTTGCTAGCATCATTGACGCTATTGCAGAAAGGAAGAGGGCAGAAAAAGAACTGGGTTTTCATGAAAACCATGGCAGACCATAACTGCGCAGAACTGATGAGCGATCCGAATAGCTCAATGTACGAGGAAGAAGACGATGGCTAAACCAGCGCGAAGACGATGTAAAAACGATGAATGTCGGGAATGGTTTCACCCTGCATTCGCTAATCAGTGGTGGTGCTCTCCAGAGTGTGGAACAAAGATAGCACTGGAACGACGAAGCAAAGAACGCGAAAAAGCGGAAAAAGCAGCAGAGAAGAAACGACGACGAGAGGAGCAGAAACAGAAAGATAAACTGAAGATTCGAAAACTCGCCTTAAAGCCCCGCAGTTACTGGATTAAACAAGCCCAACAAGCTGTAAACGCCTTCATCAGAGAAAGAGACCGCGACTTACCATGTATCTCGTGCGGAACGCTCACGTCTGCTCAGTGGGATGCCGGACATTACCGGACAACTGCTGCGGCACCTCAACTCCGATTTGATGAACGCAATATTCACAAGCAATGCGTGGTGTGCAACCAGCACAAAAGCGGAAATCTCGTTCCGTATCGCGTCGAACTGATTAGCCGTATCGGGCAGGAAGCAGTAGACGAAATCGAATCAAACCATAACCGCCATCGCTGGACTGTCGAAGAGTGCAGGGCCATCAAGGCGGAGTATCAGCAGAAACTCAAAGACCTGCGAAACAGCAGAAGTGAGGCCGCATGACGTTCTCAGTAAAAACCATTCCAGATCACAAGGGAGAAGGCGCATGGGCATAAGAGAACTAAACCTCACCAAAGAACAGCACGAGTGGCTGAATTGCTGGCTTGAACTGTGGGGCGCATGGGTTTATTCAGGTCGTCTGGAAAAGCGCATGAGCAGCGTAATAGCGAAGTTCATGGAGAGCGTAGAGCCGGGAAGAGTTATGACAAGGCCAATGTGCAATGATGATGATGGAATGTTGATTTCTCAGGTCGTCGATTCCGTCATGTACATTGACAAGAAAGCCTTTGGCATCCTCCTCAGCTACTACGCTCATGGTTCATCTAAGCGAGCAATTGCATCCTACTATCACGCGACTGCAAAGCCACGCAAGATGTGTGGACGTGGTGGCGAGGGATGGAGAAAACCTTCACTGGCAACCTGTAGAAACGAAATTGACGACATCCTGAAAGCGTCGTTATTTGTTTTGTACCAGCCAATGCAAAATGCTTTCAAAATGCGTAAACGTGTTGAGAAAGTTAAGCATGTTGCTGTTAAAAGCCTTGACATGCAATTATCCATTTAGCCATAATTAGAAGGTAAGCTGCCGTTAGTGACTCTTAAGTTGCAACGGTGGCTTTTTTTGTTTGCACAACAGGTAAGAGCATTGAACCCGCAGACCTCGCGGAATTGGTGAAAGGTGCCGCGCAGTGCTCTTATCGTTGTGGTGAAGCTCAATGGCGAGCTAGCAGATAGGCGACAGTGAAAATACTAGTCATGTAGCTGACCGCCGCGCGTACTGCAATCGGCAGCGCACCGATGGAAGCCGGTTCGATTCCGGCCGCCACAACCCAAACTGAGCCGTAGCCACTGGCTATCCTGAATTCATCAGTGATAGTTACGCTGCGGCCTTCTACACATGACCTTCGTGAAAGCGGGTGGCATGAGGTTGCGCTAACAACCTCCTGCCGTTTTGCCCGTGCATATCGGTCACGAACAAATCTGATTACTAAACACAGTAGCCTGGATTTGTTCTATCAGTAACCGACCATATTCCTAATTAAATAGAGCAAATCCCCTTATTGGGGGTAAGACATGAAGATGCCAGAAAAAAATGACCTGTTAGCCGCCATTCTCGCGGCAAAGGAACAAGGCATCGGGGCAATCCTTGCGTTTGCAATGGCGTACCTTCGCGGCAGATATAATGGCGGTGCGTTTACAAAAACAGTAATCGACGCAACGATGTGCGCCATTATCGCCTGGTTCATTCGTGACCTTCTCGACTTCGCCGGACTAAGTAGCAATCTCGCTTATATAACGAGCGTGTTCATCGGCTACATCGGTACTGACTCGATTGGTTCGCTTATCAAACGCTTCGCTGCTAAAAAAGCCGGAGTAGAAGATGGTGGAAATCAATAATCAACGTAAGGCGTTCCTCGATATGCTGGCATGGTCAGAGGGAACTGATAACGGACGTCAGAAAACCAGAAATCATGGTTATGACGTCATTGTAGGAGGAGAGCTATTCACTGATTACTCCGATCACCCTCGCAAACTTGTCACGCTAAACCCCAAACTCAAATCAACAGCCGCCGGACGCTACCAGCTTCTTTCCCGTTGGTGGGATGCCTATCGTAAGCAGCTTGGCCTGAAAGACTTCTCTCCGAAAAGCCAGGATGCGGTGGCATTGCAGCAGATTAAAGAGCGTGGCGCTTTACCGATGATTGATCGGGGTGATATTCGTCAGGCTATTGATCGTTGCAGCAATATTTGGGCTTCATTGCCCGGTGCTGGCTACGGTCAGTATGAACACAAGATCGATAGTCTGATTGCCAAATTCAAAGAAGCTGGCGGGGTGGTTAATGAAACTTCGCTATAAGCTGGTTATTTCTGCTTTCCTCCTGACTTTATTCGGTTCTCTCGTCTGGTCAGCTAATCATTACCACAATAAAGCCATTGAATACAAAAAACAGCGCGACGAAAACGCTATGGCATTAGATTCGGCTATGGCGACGATCTCTGATATGCAGAAGCGTCAACGTGACGTAGCAGAACTCGATGCCAGATATACAAAGGAGCTTGCTGATGCTAACGCGACTATCGAAAGTCTCCGTGCTGATGTTTCTGCTGGTCGTAAGCGCCTGCAAGTCGCCGCCACCTGTGCAAAGTCAACGACCGGAGCCAGCAGCATGGGCGATGGAGAAAGCCCAGGACTTACAGCAGATGCTGAACTCAATTATTACCGTCTCCGAAGTGGAATCGACAAGATAACCGCGCAGGTTAACTACCTGCAGGAGTACATCAGGACTCAGTGCCTGAAATAATTTTTTTGCAAATCACAAAGTCCATTTAATGAGCCTCGCGATGCGGGGCTTTTTTATGTCCGCAGTAAACGCGCATCTCACGCGCATATTACATCACCCGAGCCTTTCAGAAAGTTGAGCCTGAGAACTGCCGTATATGGTGGCGACCATCTCGGGGCGGCTTTTCTGTGAGACAGGCTCACTTTCTAAAAGGTAAAGACGCTATGAATATCGTTCCACTGAATTACAAAGGCGAACCTATCCGCTTCAATACTGATGGCTGGATTAATGCCACTGATATTGCAAAACGTTTCGGGAAGCGTCTGGATCACTGGTTGTCCAACGCTGAAACTCTCGAATACGTTAGAGCTCTGGATGAGGTTTATTCAGGTGAACCATCGAAAATTCTACATACCCGTGATTCCGGGTATGTAAAAACAAGCAAGGCACGAAAGGACAGGGGCGGCGGAACATGGCTGCATCCAAAGTTATCAGTTGCCTTTGCAAGATGGTGCGATCCGAAATTCTCCGTATGGTGCGACCTGCACATTGATAGTCTGCTTCGCGGTGAACTGACTGAGCAGCAGAAATATGAGCAAGCATGTCGCATTCGTGATGACCGGAAATCAAAAGCCAGCAATGGGGCAAGAGAGATGGCTCGCTGGCGATGGGATAAGCCGGTTATTGAAGCAAATGTTGAGTACTGGCGCGAGCAACTGCAGTTGACTCTCGATATCGCGTGCTGATGGCAAACGCAAAACTGCGTTATCGGAAAAATCAAAGCATTACGAGAACTGAGCAACGGCTATCCATTACAAAGCCCATCTACGGGTGGGCTTGATAATGAAACCGGAATTTATTCTGGGCAACCAGTTACGGCAGTACCGCGAAACAACCCAAGCCAGTAAGTGGGGAAATAACACTGGCAGCCACTGAAAGATGAACCTCCTGCCTTATGGCAAAAAAGATTCTTTGTGGTGGCGGACTGATGGAAAGACATCCTAATCAAGCAACCACTCCACAGGGTCATAATTATGAACGACCAGCAAATCGAAAAAGAAATCGTTGAGAAAGGCAAAACCGCTCCGAGAATCACTCCGCAGCACATCGAAGACGTGATTAAAAGCGAGCATTACTTTACTGCTTATGATGGACGTAATGGTGCCATTTCCAGCAACGAATATTGTGGCAGGGAAAAACCAGAAGAAGGCGATCGTGATTTATCACCATTGAAGTTGCTCACTTTCTGCGTACTGGTGCTGAAGAATGGCTTCACCGTCACCGGAGAGAGTGCCTGTGCAAGCCAGGAAAACTTTGATGCAGAAATTGGTCGGAAGATTGCCCGGCAAAATGCTGTAAACAAAATCTGGATGCTCGAAGGTTACTTGCTGAAGCAGAAGCTAAGCGAACAGTAGTTATTACAAAAGCCATTCCCTACAGAGTGGCTTTGATAATGGCTTATACCCTACACGGGATAACTTAACTGATATCCCTTTTAACGGATAAACGGAGCCAACAATGGCAAAGCTCACAGACAAACAAGAGCTGTTTGCCCATCCGGATGATGTGTATGTCGGAGAGTGTGTGATTTATACCGGCTACATAAATAAGCGAGGGTATGGGCAGAAGCACATTTCACGAAAGCCGCACTACGCACATCGAATCGCATACTGCGAAGCTAACGGAATTTCGCTAGATAGCATCAAGGACCTGGTTGTTAGGCATAAATGCGATAATCCATCATGCGTGAATCCTGACCATCTGATTATAGGTACTGTCGCTGACAATAATCGTGACAGGTCAAGGCGAGGCAGAAACTCATACCCTGACCGTTCAGGTGAAAAGAACGGAATGGCGAAATTAAAAGAGTGCGATGTCATCTGCATTCGCCGCGAGTATGTGCGCGGGAGTGTAGGTAATGGGCTTAGGTCTTTAGCAAAGAGATATGGCGTATCCACTACCATGATTGCTGACATCGTTAATCATAGAAATTGGAGCAATGTTTCGGAGGTGTGATTTGAAACAGCTCACACCTAAGCAGGAACTGTTCTGCAGGGAATATTTAAAAGATTTAAACGCCACTCAGGCAGCTATCAGGGCGGGTTACAGCGAGAAAACTGCTCGCGCCACTGGTAGCGAGAACCTGTCAAAACCTGACATAGCAGATCGCATTGCTGAGCTAAAGGCTGAACGCAATGAAGAGGTAGGTATAGACGCTGCCTATGTATTGCGACGGCTGACTGAAATCGATCAGATGGACGTGCTTGACATTCTGCTTGCCAATGGCGAACTGAAGCCGATTAAAGACTGGCCTAAGGTGTGGCGTACAACGCTATCAGGAATGGATGTCGTCGAGATGGCATCAGCAGATAGTGCTGCTCTCCTGAAGAAAATCAAATGGCCTGATAAGGTTAAAAACCTTGAGTTGCTCGGGCGTCATGTTTCTGTTCAGGCGTTTAAAGACAATGTCAAAAATGAAGTGACTGGTGCTGACGGAGGACCAGTCAGAACAGAAATTACCAACTTAACGCCGGAGCAGGCTGCAGAAGCGTATAAAAAAATGATGGGCTAAGTATGCCGTTACCATTTCCCTTCGATTTTAAACATCCTGATTACCAGATGGTTTTTGAATGGCGGATGGAACGCCTACAGCGCATTCGCCAGAATCCTGAAATATTGCCTGCACTAAAACAGTTTTACCGAACCAATCCGGCTCAGTTCATCATCGACTGGGGCATGACAACGGACCCGCGTAATATTGATTATGGCCTGCCGGTGACCATTCCGTTTTTACTCTTCCCTAAGCAGGAGGAGTGGATCCACTGGATTATGGAACGCTGGGGCAATCGGGAGAATGGTATTACCGAAAAATCCCGTGAAATGGGGCTCAGTTGGACCGCGATCGGACTGGCCTGCTCGCTTTGTCTCTTCAACAAAGAAATGGTTATCGGTTTCGGCTCCCGTAAAGAGGAATACGTCGACAGCACTGGTGACCCGAAAGCATTGTTCTGGAAGGCACGCAAGTTCGTGGAAACGCTACCTGTAGAGTTTCGCGGTTCGTGGAGCGAGAAGAAGCACGCGCCATATATGCGTGTTGAGTTTCCTGAAACTGGTGCCGTTATCAAAGGCGAGGCTGGCGATAATATTGGTCGTGGTGACCGTACCACGCTTTATCTGGTTGATGAGGCTGCATTCCTTCAGCGTCCTCTGCTGATTGATGCGGCGTTGTCACAAACGACGCGTTGCCGTATCGACCTGAGTTCAGTTAACGGCATGGCTAACCCGTTCGCTCAGAAGCGTCATGGCGGGAAGATACCGGTATTCACATTCCACTGGCGGGATGATCCTCGCAAGGATGAAGAGTGGTATCGCAGGGAATGCGAGAAAATCGATAATCCGGTGGTGGTGGCACAGGAACTTGATCTGAACTACAGCGCATCAGCGGAAGGCGTCCTGATTCCATCCGAATGGGTACAGGCTGCCGTTGATGCACATATCAAACTGGGTATCCAGCCAACAGGCAAACGACTTGGCGCGATGGATGTCGCTGATGAAGGCAGGGACAAAAATGCCTTTTCCACCCGTCATGGCTTCCTCCTGGAAAATGTGCGGGAATGGTCTGGTGTGGGCAGCGACATTTATCAGTCCGTCGAGAAGGTCTTCGGTTTTTGCGAACAGGACAACCTCGAAGAGTTTCGCTTTGACGAGGACGGGTTGGGCGCTGGCGTTCGCGGCGATGCACGCGCTATCAACGAACTGCGTAACGCTGCGCGCCGACCGTCAATACTCGCCACACCGTTTCGAGGTAGTGGCGCGGTATTTGATCCGGACGACGAAGCGGTGCGCGGTGACAACGGACAGGCCGCCCGCCTGAACAAGGACTTCTTCGCTAACGCCAAAGCCCAGAGCTGGTGGCGGTTACGTAAACTTTTTCAGAATACCTGGCGCGCCGTGGTTGAAGGTATGGATTACAACCCGGACGAAATCATCTCAATCAGCAGTAGCATGGCACTCAAAGATAAACTCATCATCGAGCTTTCGCAGCCGACCTATTCCATTAATGGTGTGGGAAAAATCGTTATTGATAAACAGCCTGATGGAACCCGGTCGCCAAACCTTGCCGACTCGGTGATGATCAGCTACGCGCCAATGAATTCAGCCCTGAACATCTGGGAGCTGCTAGGGAGACAGGCCTGATGGCACGAAACAAACAAGCCCTGCGGAGAACTGCGCAGGCCACCGCTGATGGCTATGAGAACTTTGTCGCCCGCGTGGGGATGCAGACGCCTAACCAGCACTCAGCATCGACCTACCGGGCGAACTTCACCAGCCGCAACCGCATGCTGGTGGAATGGTCATATCGCGGATCGTGGGTTATCGGCGAAGCGGTCGACGCTATCCCGGATGATATGACCCGCAAAGGCATTCGCATCACTTCGGAAATTGATGCAAAAGATCGCGGCATTCTCGAATCACAACTGGATGAGTTGCAAATCTGGGATGCGCTGAACGACGTGCTGAAATGGTCGCGTCTCTACGGCGGCGCGGTGGGTTTCATCATGATTGAGGGGCAGGCACCAATGACCCCGCTGCGGCTCGAAACCATTGGAGAAGGCAAGTTTAAGGGCATTCTCCCGCTCGACCGCTGGATGATCAACCCGGTCCTGACCCGCCGCATTAAAGAGATGGGGCCAGATCTCGGCAAACCTGAGTTTTACGACGTGGTGACCACTGCAACGGGCATCCCGGCCTGGCGCATCCATCACAGCCGCCTGATTCGCTTCGATGGCGTCACGCTGCCATTCCAGCAGAAGATGACCGAGAACGAATGGGGAATGTCGGTTGTAGAGCGAATCTGGGATCGGCTTACTGCGTTCGACAGCGCCACTGTCGGCGCGGCTCAGCTGGTCTACAAAGCGCATCTGCGCACCTACAGCGTGGAGAAGCTGCGCGAGATTATCGCGCTTGGTGGCCCAGCTTTCGAAGCGTTGCTGAAGAACATCGACCTGATCCGCCAGTTCCAGAGCAATGAAGGCATGACGCTCATGGACTCGCGGGATAAGTTTGAAACGCATCAGTACAGCTTCAGTGGTCTGGATGACATCCTATCGCAGTTTGCAGAACAGATTAGTGGCGCTGTTGGTATTCCACTGGTGCGGTTGTTCGGACAGTCCCCGAAAGGATTTTCCACCGGTGATGCAGATCTTGCCAACTATTACGACCGGGTGAGCTCATTGCAGGAGCGCCGCTTACGGATGCCGATGCGCCGGATACTGGACATTATGCACCGCTCGGAACTCGGTAAGCCGCTGCCGGACGATTTCACGTTTGAGTTTAACCCGCTCTGGCAAATGTCTGATGTCGATCGCTCAACGGTGGCGTTAAACACTACCAACGCAATCAGTACGGCGCTGGGTGATGGTCTGATGACACTGAAAGCCGCTATGACCGATTTGCGCGAAAATTCTGACGTAACCGGCATCGGGGCATCCATTACCGACGAGGACATAGAGAATGCCGAAGACGAAGCGCCGCCAGGCATCGGCGAACTTGGCGACAAACCGCCAGAGTCGCCAGGCGGAGATCCGATATCGAACGAGCCTACGGCAGATAGCGCGGGCGGTCGGGGATATCGTAAATGGTCGCTACGATGGTTCAAATGACAGTGTCACCGAAATAATGGATGCGCTGGAGCGCTACAGCGAAATCATCACCCCCTGGGCGACGAAGGTTGCTGAGAACTTTACCGCCGACATTGCGCGCCAGAATGAAAAGCAGTGGCGTCAGCACAGCAGGAACATCAGCGCAGAGCTGCGCAACATGGTCGACCGCGCCCCGGTAGGCCAGGTGATGAAATCCATCGTCGCCGAGCAAATTAAGTACATCAAGTCACTGCCTCTTGAGGCCGCCGATCGGGTATATGACATTCAGAACAAAGCCATCGAGGCTGTTGTGACTGGTGGCCGCGCTGAGCCATTCGCGAAAGAGATAGCTGCGTCCGGTGACGTGTCACGCTCACGAGCGAACCTTATCGCCCGTACTGAACTTGGACGTGCAACCGGCGCGCTCGATCAGGCGCGTGCGCTGTCAATCGGTTCGAATGGTTATATCTGGCGTACAGCCGAAGATGGCGACGTCCGGCATTCTCATCGGGAGATGGAAGGTAAGTTTGTCGAATGGGGCAAACCTCCAACGCTTGATGGCATGACCGGTCACGCTGGCGAGCTCCCGAATTGTCGCTGTTATAAAGAAATCGTTTTTCCCAACCCTCATTCTTATCTCGCCTGAATCGCAGGTAAACCATGAAATATTTTTTCAATACCAGGCTGGGGGAAACCCGCTATCAGCTGGCTGACGGCTCGCTGCTGTGTAAAGACGTGCCGATAGGTCGAACGGGTAAGCAGCTCTATGGTGCTGATGACCTGCCAAAACTGAAACCCGATAAGTTCGGTGAAATAGTCGTCACGCGTTCTCCTGAGCAGGTATTCCATCCCGCCACGCTTGCCTCATTCGAAGGAATGAGTATCACGATCCTGCATCCTGAAGATGAAAACGGGAATGTGCGGCTGGTAAATCCCGAGAACTGGAAAGAGCTTGCTGTCGGGCACCTCCAGAATGTCCGGCGCGGGACGGGTGAGCAGTCTGATTTGATGCTGGCTGACCTTATCGTCAAAGACGAAAACGCCATTCAGCTTATCGAAGATGGCCTGCGCGAAGTGTCGTGCGGCTATGACGCGGAGTATGAGCAGACCGAGCCAGGTAAAGCCGGGCAGGTCGATATTACCGGAAACCATGTGGCTCTTGTCCCTAAAGGCAGAGCCGGAAATCGTTGTGCAATTGGAGACAGAGACACAATGGCAAATCAAAAGAAAAGCTGGTGGACCCGCATGCGCACGGCCATCAAAACGGGTGACGCTGACACCATGAACGAACTGGTGGAGTCGGCTCCCGCATCGGTTACAGGAGATGAGGGGGATTTGCCGCAGGGCGTTAATCTCAACATCAACCTGTCCCCGCAGCAACCGCTACCGGACAAAGCACCAGAGATGGGCGGAGGTCCAACCGGCGACAGTGGTGATGACCTCAAAACATTACTGAAAGCCCTGCTGGCTAAGCTGGAAGGAAATGCCACGGGCGATAACGATAATAAGCCTGACGATAATCCGACCGGTGACGGCGAGGACGATGAAGAGGAAACCACGATTACTGGTGACTCAGCCTGGCGTGCCGAAGTTATCGTTCCGGGTATTGATCTGAGCCGTAAGATGAAACCGACCGCGTTCAAACGTGAGGTTCTGGCTTCTGCTGACAAAACGCTGGTTCGCCAGATAGTCGGTGATGCGGATATCCGCAAATTGCCGAAACAATCGGTCGACATGGCGTTTAATGCCGTGTCTGAGATTGCCAAAGGGCGAAACACCCGCGCCACCACCGGCGATGCACAGCGCCCAAATATGGGCATGACCAGTATCGCTTTCCTGAACAAACAAAACGCTGAATTCTGGGCAAACCGTAAAGGGTAAAAAATGAATAATGTATTTCTGTACCGGATGCCTGTTGGCATTGCCGGGGCTGTCTCTCGCCCGCAGGACTTAACCGTCGAACCGGTGGTCCTTAAATCCGATAACGCCTTTGCTGCCTATGGGCTGGCTGGTAAATACGATGATGACGGTTTTTTCGTGCCGCTGGCAGATGGTGATACCGCAGACAAGGTGAAGGGGATCTATGTGCGCCCTTATCCGACCACGTCGCAGCCGGACATGGTTCGCCAGGTGGGGAGTGGCAAGAACTTCCCGGGCGACGCAATGAAGCGTGGCTACGTGACCGTTAATCTCGGTTCTGATTTTGATGCCAGCACCATCAAAAAAGGCGACCCGGTATACGTTGTCGTCTCCACTGATGAATCCATCAAAGTGCCGCTGGGTGGATTCATGTCCACGTCAGTCAGTGGCAAAAATGTGGTGCTGACCAACGCTGAATTCACAGGTGCCGGTGATGCTGACGGCAATGCAGAAATTTCCTGGAAGATTTAAGGAACAGACGAATGATTACTTTTGATCAGGCAACCGTTGACAGCTCTGGTGCCTTTCTCATCGGGGAGCTGGAGCGACTCGACCAGACGCTGAACCTGCCACTGGTGGGGTACACCTGGACCCGCGATATTCAGTTGCGTGAAGATGTCTCTATCGCAGATGACATTTCCAGCTGGACGAATACCAGCTTCGCCGCTGCGGGTACTGGCGCAAATCCGAATGGCAAAAACTGGGTAGGCAAAGACTCAACCGCTATTGCTGGCGTGAACGTGGATATCGGCAAATCCGGTAACCCGCTGAACCTGTGGGGGATGGAACTTGGCTGGACGGTCATAGAATTGCAGGCTGCTCAGCAGGTCGGACGCCCGATTGATACGCAGAAGTATGACGGGATGCAACTGAAATGGCAGATGGATAACGATGAACAGGTGTATGTTGGCGATTCCGCATTAAACCTGAAAGGTCTTGTTACCCTGGACGGTGTGCCTGTCAACAACGCTGCCAAAACGTGGGCAACCTCAACACCGGACGAAATCCGCGCAAGCATTAACCAGGTGCTGTCTGATGCGTGGGCCGCTTCCGGTTACTCTGTGGTTCCGCGTGATTTGCTGATCCCGCCTGAGCAGTTTGCTCTGTTGTCCAGCATCATCGTTTCATCTGCGGGTAACCAGTCCCTGTTGACGTACCTTCAGACCAACACCATCAGCTATCACCAGAACGGTGTTCCGCTGAATATCCGCGCGGTTAAATGGTTGAAAGGCCGTGGTGTGGGGAATAAGGATCGCATGGTTGCGTACACCAACGATAAAAAATACGTCCGCTACCCGCTGGTTCCGCTTCAGAGCGTGCCGGTGCAGTATCGCGGTCTGTATCAGATCGTCACTTACTACGGCAAGCTGGGTGCAGTCGAGCCAGTGTACAAAGAAACCATTTCGTACGTTGATGGCATTTAACCGCCATATGGCCCCCTGGCGGGGCCATTAAGGATGACCCGATGGCAAAAAATAATGCAGTAATACACGTACATACCCCGTTTGTGCTCACGCTTCCCGACGGTTCACGGCGCGAGTTTGTTAAAGGCCGTCATGCTGTGGAGGAAGACGTTGCCACGCACTGGTTCACTCGTGCGCACGCGGAAGTATCCGTTGGCAAAGCCACAGACGCGCGTAACGAGGTAAAAAATGCCAAAGAATCAAAGTCTGCCAGCGGTAAGTGATTTTCGCCGCGACTTCCCGCAGTTTGCTGACCCTGCCAAATATCCCGAAGCGCAAATCCAGTTTCGTCTGAATCTGGCCGATGAACTGCTGAGCGAAAACGTCACCGGCAAAAAGTTGTTTCCATACTTTGCCGGGTTGTTCGTTGCGCACTACATGACGCTCTGGGCGGTAGACAGCAGAGCGATGCTGGCTGGTGGTCCGGGCGGTTCAACCAATGGTGTTCAGTCCTCAAAGTCCGTGGATAAGGTAAGCGTCAGTTATGACACCAGCGCGACGCTGAATCCTGATGCAGGTTTCTGGAATAACACCCGATATGGCGCTGAATTTTATCAGTTGATCACGATGTTCGGTGCAGGTGGTCGCCAGCTATGAGTTTCAAAAGCGGTGTAACAACGAGGGTGGATAACGCTAAGGCCATTCTGGATGCGCTCAGGTCGTTAACCAAAAAAGATGTGCTGGTCGGCATCCCTTCGGAAGACAGCGGGCGGGATGATGTTCCGTTTGGTAATGCCGGGATCGGTTACGTCAACGAATACGGCTCACCGGCGCAAAACATCCCGCCACGACCTCACCTGGTCCCCGGCGTTAAATCGGTAGAAGAACAGACAGTGCCGCAGCTCAAAGCAGCGGCGCAGGCTGCGCTTGATGGTAATGCGGCGGGTGCGGAAAGAGCGCTCAACCGTGCCGGAACGCTGGCCGCTAATGGCGTCAGGCGTTACATGACTATTACCGGCTTTACACCGCTTGCTGATAGCACCGTTGAAGCCCGCGCGCGTCGAGGGCGTAAAGGGGCGAAAGCGGAGCTTGCCCGACGCGCTGCTGGCGAGTCCCCCGGAACCGATCTGGTGAAACCGCTAATCGACACCGGGCAATATCGCAGAGCCATTACCCATGTTGTGAGGAATAAAGATGCCGACTCTTGATGTAACAGATGTGCTTTTTGACCCCGATTTTTGCGACTTCAATTTGTGGGTAACACGGCGTGTGCAAACGGTGGATGAGGACGGGATCGGTAGCGACAGTGAAGTTAAAAAGCAGTTTGCCGGAGTCGTAACTGTTGATCGCTCTCTGGAAAACCGCCGTATGCAGGCAGGGCAGGTAATCAGCGGTGCAATTCTGATTGTGACGACTGAGCGACTGACGCAGGGACAGACTGGGCGTGATGCCGATATCGTGACGTATCAGGGCCGTGATTATCGTGTGACCTTCGTCGACCCGTATACAGCTTATGGGGCCGGATTCGTTCAGGCGCATTGTGAGTTGATGCCGTTTGATGGGGGAATTCCGGTTGAGCAATAACACCAGCACAGAGCGCGGATGGCTGATACCAACCAGTGGCGATCCGGATTATGACGAAGCGCTCGACAGGCTGTTAAGCCAGTGGATGCGTAACGTTTCCGGTCTGTCTGCCGGGATGGTTCGCCCGCGCTGGCAGAAAGAGCAGCCGCCACTGCTACCGGTTGAAACGAACTGGTGTGCGTTTGGGGTTATCGGATGGTCAGGTGATGACAGTCCGGCATTCACCAGACAGACCGATGATGGCTCTCAGCTCTGGCGGCATGAAACGATTGAGTGTATGGCTTCATTTTATGGACCGGCGGGGATGGTGTATGCGTCCCGGTTTCGTGACGGTATATCTGTACCGCAGAACAATGCAGCACTGAATGCGCTGGGGCTGTCTCTTGGCGATTACACAGGTCTGACACCCTTCCCTGAACTTATTAATCAGCAATGGGTCCGCCGCTACGATATGACGGTGCGCCTGCGCCGGAAGGTTGTGCGCGAGTACGGTATTAAATCGCTGGTGGAAGCACCAGTCATCTTTTTCGGAGATTAAGCTATGGCACAGGGCTTGCCTGTATCAAACGTTGTTAATGTTGATGTGATCATGTCGCCGCGTGCAGCATCAGGGCGAAATTTTGGTGCATTACTCATTCTCGGCCCGTCCACAATCATTCCGGTAAGTGAGCGCATTCGTCGTTATTCTGCCGCGGAAGATATTGGAAAAGATTTTGGCGTGGAATCACCAGAATATAAAGCTGCGCAGGTGTTTTTCTCACAATCACCGAAACCTCAGGAGGTTTTTGTTGGTCGTTGGGTGAAAACGAAGGGAGACAGCGAACAGGCCACGCCTGAGACGCTGGAGCAGGCTGTGAATGCCATGCTTGATTATACTTCATGGTATGGGCTGGGGATTGCAGACGATGCAGATATTCCGGATGCAGACTGGCTGAAAGTGGCTGCGGCGATCGAATCCTCTTCTGTAAGCCGTATTCTGGCGATTACGACAAGCGATGAAAAATGCCTGCAGACTGCATCCAGCGATGATTTGGCATCAAAACTGAAAACCGCCGGATATTCACGCAGTTTTATTCAATATTCATCGGGTAATAAATACGCTGCGTTATCTGCATTTGGCCGGGCATTCACGGTTAATTTCAATGGCAGCAATACCGCGATTACGCTCAAGTTTAAGCAGGAGCCGGGTGTCGGGTATGAAACACTGACAGTCAGCCAGGCATCGGCACTTGATGCAAAAAACTGCAATGTGTTCGTGTACTACCAGAATGATACAGCTATCCTCCAGCAGGGAGTGATGGCTAACGGCGATTTCTTTGATGAACGCCACGGCCTGGACTGGTTACAGAATTATGTGCAGACCAACCTCTATAACCTGCTTTATACCAGCACCACGAAGGTTCCCCAGACTGAAGCCGGTATTACCCGACTGTTATCAAATGTTGAAAAATCACTGGATCAGGCCGTTCAGAATGGACTGATTGCTCCGGGCGTATGGAACGGGGGCGACCTTGGTCAGTTGTCATCAGGTGACACGCTGCCCAAAGGTTATTACGTATACGCCCAGCCGCTGGATGAACAGGCACAATCAGAACGTGAAGCCCGTAAGGCTCCGGTGATTCAGGCTGCAATAAAACTTGCAGGCGCGGTTCATTACGCTGACGTACAGATTAACGTTGTTCGCTAAGGGGAAGTGAATGTCTACCTATTCTTTTATGGATGTCACTGCGACGCTGACCGGGCCGACCGGTTCGATTGACCTCGGGTACGGTTCTGCAAGTTCTGAAGAGGGGATTGTGGTTGCGATGGGCGGTCCTAAAAACACCATGACCATCGGTGCTGATGGCGAAGTGATGCACAGTCTCCATGCAGATAAAAGCGGGACGATTACCGTTAACCTTCTGAAGACATCACCGACAAATAAAAAATTGTCGCTGGCGTATAACGCACAGAGCCAGTCTTCTGCCACATGGGGGAATAACGTTATCGTGATCCGCAACAAGGTCAGCGGCGACATCATCACGGCACGCAGTGTTGCGTTCCAGAAACAACCGGATAACGCCAACGCTAAAACCGGTAATACGATGCCGTGGGTGTTTGACTGCGGCAAGATTGACCAGGTTCTCGGGGAGTTTTAATACATGGAATTCGAAATCAAAGGCGTGAAATATCGCGTGGCAAAACTCAGCGTTTTTGACCAGCTGAAAGTGACCCGCAAACTTCTGCCGGTGCTGGCAGGAATGATGTCAGATTTCGGGAGCATTCGCTCCCGTTTGCCTGCTGATGGCAAAATCGACACCGTGAAATTCGAGCAGTTAAAACCGGTGTTTGAAACCATGCTCCCGCGTATCGCTGAGGAACTGTCTTCCCTGACTGAAGAAGATACCAACGCGATTATTCATCCTTGCCTGGCCGTAGTATCACGTAAGCACATGGACGGATGGACGCCGGTATTCAACAGCGGTCAACTGATGTTCGATGATATCGACCTGCTAACCATGCTGCAGCTGGTGGCGCGGGTGGTCGCCGATTCACTGGGAAATTTTTTGCCTACACCCCTTACCAGCACGACACAGAGCCTGCAACAGGGCTGACGTTTAACAGCCTGCCGGACGGGCTGTCCTACCTTCTCAATCCGGTTGACGCCGGGTTAATTCCTTATACAGCACTGAAAGATGGCTCTGTCGATTTGTACGACATTGCTCTCTTGAATGACCATCTGGCGGTAAAAGCGGATAACCAGCGGCGCATTGAGAAATGGAGAGAGGATAATGAACGCTGAAACTATTAAAGATTTCCTCGTCTCGCTTGGCTTCAGTGTGGATGATGCAGGAGCGAAAAAGTTCGGTTCTGTCCTCGCCGGTACAACTGCAAATGTCATCAAAATGGGGCTGGCCGTTGAAGGAGCCGCGCTGTCCGTGGTGGCCTTCACGGCTAAGATCGCCTCCGGCCTGGATAATCTTTACTGGGCGTCACAGCGCACCGGCGCGACAGTCCAGGGAATTCAGTCTATTGGCTATGCGGTTTCGCAGGTTGGCGGCAGCGTGGACGCTGCGCGATCTTCTCTGGAAAGCCTCTCCCGGTTTATTCGTAACAATCCCGGTGCAGAAGGCTTTCTGAATCGCCTGGGCGTACAGACCCGTGATGCCAGCGGTAACATGCGTGACATGGCCGCTATTTTTACGGGCGTTGGACAGAAACTCAGCAGCATGCCGTATTACCGGGCTAACCAGTATGCGCAGATGCTGGGCATTGACGAAAATACCCTGATGGCTATGCGTCGCGGAGTGGGGCAGTTCAGCGCTCAGTATTCAGAAATGGTGAAAGCGATCGGATTTAATGCCGATCAGGCTGCCTTATCGTCAAACCGGTTTATGACCTCGCTGAAATCGCTCGGTGAAATGGCCGGGATGGCGCGGGACAAAATCGGATCGAATCTTGCGGACGGACTGGCGGGGCAGATTGATAACCTGCGCAAAAAGATAATTGAAAATTTTCCCAAAATTGAAGTCACCATCACAAAGGTCATAAAGGGGATCCTCTGGCTGGGTGAGATAGTCGGGCGGGTAGCATTTCGGATAGTCGATGGTGTCGGAGATATCATCGAGTGGTGGGGGAAACTGGATGCCGAAACGAAAACCCTGATAGAGGTTATCGGCGGTCTGGTTGTCGCCATGCGGATACTTAACTCTACTTTCTGGATGTCACCTATAGGGCTGATTACCGGTCTGATCGTGGCTCTCGGTCTCTTGTGGGAAGACTACAAAACATGGAAAGAAGGCGGTAACAGTCTTATCGACTGGGAAAAATGGCAACCGGCAATAGATAAAGCGAAGGATGCGATCACCTGGCTTCGTGATCACCTTCTGGAACTAAAAGATGGTGTTGGCGGCTGGCAAAATGCACTGGAAATCCTCGGTACATTCATCGCGGGTGTCTGGGTATCCAAGGTTCTGGGGGCTTTCGGGAAAATATCTGGTTTGCCGGTACCGCCATGGTTAAAAGGCTGGATGGCTTATGCTGCTTATTTGTACTCCGATCGCGAAAATATTGGTGCCAGTGCGAAGTCATCCTGGGATTACACGAAACAAAATATTGGAGATTCATTGCGCTGGCTTGGCATTGATACCGATTTTGGTCGTAATCCTCATACCGTAAAAGGCGCAAATATTCAGTCAGATATTCCAGGTGCTGAGCCGGAACAACATGCACAGGCTACGAAGCGAGGAGAACGGAATAACAATCCGGGAAACCTTAATTTTGCTGGTCAGGCGGGGGCTTCTCTTGAACGACCGGGCGGGCGATTTGCCAGATTTGAAACTGCTTTTGATGGATTACGGGCTCTTGCTCGTCAGTTAATGCTGTACGCCGGACGGGGAATAAACAGTGTGGAGAAAATTATCTCTACCTGGGCACCTGCGTCTGATAATAACAACACAACCGCGTATATCAGGGCTGTATCGCAACGACTGGGAGTGGATCCCCGGGCTGCCCTGAATATGAGCGATCCGCAAACCATGTCAGCATTGATGAGCAGCATTATCCAGCATGAGAATGGAAGAAATATCTATTCTCGAGAGCTGATTAATAAGGCTGCCGTGGCGGGAATTAGTGGCAAAGTGACAGAGGTTAACCAGCAAAATACCTACCACATTTACGGTGGCGGAGATCCGCACGCTGTCGGTAATGAGGTTGCACGTCGGCAACAGTCTGCAAATGCTCAGGTCATGCGAAGTAATCAGGTGAGGGTGGGTTAGTGGATATTCTCTCTACACTTTTTCATCAGCAGAGCAGAAAAATAGGAATGATTGTTCCCAGTGTTGTTATTTCAGAGAAGCATACAGATATGCTTGAAATAACAGAGCATCCGGTAGAGGTCGGGGCCGCTGTCGCTGATCATGCCTATAAAAAACCGTCAGAAGTGGTGATGGAGGTTGGTTTCGCCGGTGGCGGCGCATTGCTGGATTTTGCCAGTAACCTGACGGCTACCAGCCTGCTCGGCCTGAGTCCTCAGCAGACGTATCAGGAGCTACTGGGTCTGCAGGAAAGCCGTATCCCCTTCGATGTGGTAACCGGTAAACGGCTGTACAGCAACATGTTGATCCGGGCGCTGGAAGTGACGACGGACAAGACAACCGAAAACGTCCTGTCCGCCGTCCTCACCCTGAGGGAGGTCATTATCTCCCGGACACAGCAGATTACCGTCGCGGATAAAACCAACATGAAGGAAGGGGCCAGCACGTCGGCGGTACAGAACAGCGGCAACAAAACCACAAAGCCTCCAGATACTTCACTGCTGAAAAGCATCACGGGTAACGTGGCGTCATTACTGGGGGGCGGCTAATGATAATTCAGGAAATTCCGCTGACAGCGGACAACCAGCAGTTCAGCATCGTCCTGGGTGGTGTCACCTGGCGGATTAGCATCATATGGCGCGATCCTTACTGGATTATGGACCTGCAGAACGACAGAGGAGAGCCGGTAATCTCCGGTATTCCTCTCGTCACTGGCGCTGATCTGCTGGCGCAGTACGCCTGTATGGGGCTTGGTTTTAAGCTGGTGGTGGTCTGCGATGACAACACACAGGATTATCCCACGAAAACTGATCTGGGCGGTCGCAGTCATTTACTGGTATCAACGGAGTAAGCATGTCACAGAACTGGATGAGACATTTCGAGCTGCAGCTTGTGGACGGGAACGGTCAGGGAATTGAGCTAAGTGATTTCAAAGTCACCTTTACGATCGACTGGTTCAACATCAGCAGCGCGTCCCGGGTAGGGACTATCAAAATTTATAACCTCTCGGCAGATACTGTGAACCGAATTACCGGGCAGGAGTTTTCGAAAGTGCGGCTGATTGCCGGTTACGACGGTATCGCGCCGGAGGTGGCGGCAAGCGACGTCGGGACCGTGCGCGAAGTCGACGCGGCAGATGTGGGCCAGAGTGATGGCCGCAACTACGGGCTGATTTTCAGCGGAGAAATTCGCTACTCGGTCACAGGAAAAGACAGCCCTATTGATTCCTATGTCCTGATTCAGGCAGCAGATACGGATCTGGCATTTGCCACCAGTATAACCTCGCAGACGCTGGCGGCCGGTTACACGGTCGCAGATGTGAACCGTGCGCTGATGAAAGACTTTGAGGCCAAAGGCGCGACCGAAGGACTGACGCCTGAAATGCCTGCTACCGTATTCCCTCGAGGGCGGGTGCTGTTCGGCATGACACGGCATCTTATGGATAACGTGGCCGGACAATGTGGCGCAACATGGCAATTTGTGGACGGTCAGCGCCAGATGGTGGCGAATAACGAGTATGTTCACGACGCGATTGTGCTCAACAGCGCCACCGGGCTTATTGGCATGCCGCAGCAGACTATCGGCAACGGTGTAAACGTCCGTGCGCTGATTAATCCGAACATCCGGGTTAACGGGCTTATTCAGCTGGATCAGGCTTCCGTGTACCGCACCGCGCTGTCGAACAATGATATCGCGATGGCTGGTGGGCAGATCACCGACCAGAACACGGACGGTAATATCACGCTCAGCGGCACCACAGCACAACCTGCCAGCATCGCAACGGATGGCGTTTATATTGTGCGCGGGATTATGTACACTGGTGACACAAGGGGCCAGGCGTGGTACATGGACATGATGTGCGAAGCGCGTGGCGCGGCGGATCTCCGTTCGTCGTCGTCTTTACAGCGGGAAGGACAAGAATGAAAAAGTTGATTGTTATCGGACTCTGTTTCCTGCCCGGGTTAGCTTTTGCTGCAAATCCCGGCGGCATCACATTGCAATGTGGTGGTTACAAATTGGAGTTGGTTCCTGACTCATTGTTCAGGATTAATGGTGAGACTGTTACCTCCCAGAAAATTAAAACTCTCGGTAATGGAAACGGTATGAAGGCAGACATGGGGCTTATGCCTGCCAAAGACGGTAACAACTACGGCTTTGAATACATTCGTCGCCCTGGTACCGAAACGCGATTCCTGAATGTGCAACTGCTGCAGAACAGCATGGATGCGCCGAAAATCATCGGATCTTTCCCGTGTAAAAAAGTGGCTGGGCGATGATTTTTGACGTCCATAATATTATGGATGAACTGTTGCCAATTGCGCTAATTTTAACAAATTAATACTGGTTAACGCATTTTTTGAACCATCTGTACACAGTAGTTGTCTACACTTTACCTTAAAGGTAAACTCTGCGCTCCACTGATGTTCACTATGGGAGGGGATATGAGGAAAATCGTTAATCGTTACTTAGCCGCTGCCGGTAGTGTTATGGACATTATGCCGACTACAGATTACTGGCAATATGCTGCTTCTGGATCTGATTGTCGGGCAATAAGAAGTGATGTTAAAGTCATTGCAAGTGACATGAACAGAGTTATCAGGTATGAGTTCAAAACCCCGCAAGCAGGCGGCCGTTCTCAAAAAGCATCAGGAAAACAAAGCGTCGCAAAAAGCCGTTCCTGATTCGGATGGTATCGACGAAGATATTGATTCCTCGGAATATGATGAGTCTCAGGAAGTAGTGGAAAAGCTGTCTGCAGTTGCCAACCTTGATCCTGAGCTAAAATCGAAGTTAACACCTGAACTTCTTGAGAGAGTTTCTAAGAACCCGAAGGTTATTGCCATGTTTCAGCAGGAGTCTTTTCAGGGACCACTCCCACCTCCTGCTATGCTCTTACAATATAATCAAATATTACCCGGCGGCGCTGAGAGAATTTTCAGGCTAACCGAAAAAGAGCAAGAGCATAGGCATAAGACGCAAAGTGATGCATTACTTGGTGCGGTTTCACGCGACAAACGTGGGCAATGGATGGGATTTTGCATTGCAATGGTAGTGCTTATAATGGCTGCGTTTTTTGCTAATCGCGGTAACACTTGGTTCGCAGGTACTCTTGCTACTTTAGATCTCGTAGGATTAACTACAGTGTTTGTTTATGGTAGGAAGAAACCTAAATAATCCATACATCCTTTCAAACCCGCTTCGGCGGGTTTTTTGCTTTCTGGAGCCTACTAAATGGCAGTATCTGACCAGACCCGCAGCGGCGACCTTGCTGAAACATTCAAATCTGAACGGGAAACAACAAAGAACCAGATCCGAGTCGCCTTGCCTGGCATTATTCAGTCATTCGATCCTGATGCGGTGACGGCGGTTGTGCAGCCTGCTATCCGTTCGGTTGAAAAGGATAATGACGGCAACCGCATTACCAAAAATTACCCATTGCTGGTGGATGTTCCAGTGATATTCCCACGTGGCGGAGGATGTACGCTAACGTTTCCGATTAAAGCCGGGGATGAGTGTCTTGTCGTTTTTGCCGATCGTTGTATTGATTTCTGGTGGCAGAGCGGCGGAATACAGGAACCGGTTGATGACAGAATGCATGATTTATCGGATGCGTTTTGTATTGTCGGTCCCCAGTCGCAGGCGAGGAAGATTAGCGGTATTAATACCAGTGCCACACAGTTGCGTAGTGACGACGGCAGCACCTATTTTGAGCTTAATCCTGATACCAGGAAAATTAAAATTGTCGCTCCGGGGGGGCTTGATGTGGTTGCCCCTCTGGCTGATTTTTCTGAGAAAGTAACCATTCATGGCCTGTTAACCTGGATGGGTGGCATGGTAGGGTCTGTTGTTTCTGGTGTGGCTTCAAAAATCACTGGTGCTGTTGAGTTTTTGGGTAGCGTGAAAGCTAACGGCAAGCCAATCGATGATACGCACACTCATGGCGGTGTTCAGCGCGGTGGAAGCAATACCGATGGGGTAAACTGATGCGATACAGACGTGAAGACGCCGATGGCGATTATACCTTTGGCAGCGGTGATGACACCTGGCTGATTAACTCACCGGAGGCCGTGGCGCAGGCGGTAAAAACGCGATTCGAATTGTGGTATGGGCAATGGTTTCTCGATACCACCGAAGGGACTCCGTGGATCCAGTCTGTGCTCGGTAAGCAGAAGCCGGAAACCTACAACCTGGCGATCCGTAAGCGCATCCTCGAAACGCGGGGCGTTAAATCAATCCTCTCTTTCAATACGACGGTGGATACCACGACCCGACGTGTCATGTTTTCCGCTGAAATCGACACTCTTTATGGAATAACGACTGTTACATCGGAGGCGTAATGGCTCTGAACCTTGATTCTCTCGGTTTATCTGCAAAGGTAACCGCGGAGGGGATCAGTGCGCCTGATTATCAGACGATACTCAGCACCCTGATTAGCTATTTTCAGCAGATTTATGGCAGTGATGCCTACCTCGAACCGGACAGCAAAGACGGCCAGATGGTGGCTCTGATGGCGCTGGCGATTCATGATGCCAATAATACGGCGATAACTGTCTACAACTGTTTTTCACCGGCAACCGGCTATGGGGCTGCACTGACCAGTAACGTGAAAATAAATGGTATTTCACGTAAAGGCGCGACGAACTCTACGGTTGATTTGCTTCTTACAGGAACTGCCGGAACAACCATCATTAATGGCAGCGTGAAAGACAGTAATAATGTGATATGGCGTTTGCCTGCTTCAGTGGTGGTCGGCGTGGATGGTACAGTGATGGTGACCGCAACATGTTCCGTCAGTGGTGCAGTGGCGGCGCTGGCTGGAACTATCACTGAAATTAATACGCCAACCCGTGGCTGGGTTTCGGTAACCAATCCTGCTGCAGCTACTGTAGGCACTCCAGAAGAAACTGATGCGGAGTTACGTATCCGCCAGTCGCAAAGTGTTGCGTTGCCATCAATAACCCCATTTGAAGCACTGGATGGTGCCGTTTCTAATGTTACCGGTGTAACCCGCCACAAACTCTATGAAAACGATACTGGTTCGGAGGACGGTAACGGGTTACCGCCACACTCTGTTGCTGTAATTGTGGATGGCGGTGATGTGACGGATATTGCTCAGGCTATCAGAGGGAATAAAGGCCAGGGGACAGCCACTCACGGTACAACATCCGTTACGGTTCCGGATAAATACGGCAATCCCCATGTAATCAAATTCTCGCGTTCCAGTGATGTACCTGTTTATGCCCGGATTAAATTAAAAGTTTTTACGGGTTATACCTCACAGATAGGGCAACAGATCCAGCAGGCTATTTCCGACTATATCAATAGTCTGATGATTGGTGATTCGGTCCTTTTAAGTCGCATTTACTCACCGGCGAATCTTGGCGTGGTGAGTGGCGGGAATGCACGCTATTACGATATTCAGGAACTGACGATTGGGAAATCCCCGGGGGCTTTGTCGTCATCAAACATTGATATCAGATACAACGAATCTGCGTCCTGTACCCCGGAAAATATCGTTATAACGGTGGAGTCATGAGCAAATACACCGAACTAATCACGAACTACCACGCCACCAAACCTAAATTTCTTGCGCATGTTGATCTGATGACCCGGCCACTTATTGATGTTGCGGCTGCCACCAGAGGGCTGATTACTGCATTTGATATTGACTCTGCGGTTGGTGTGCAACTTGACATTCTTGGATTGTGGATCGGACGTAGCCGTGTTGTCAGCCAGCCTATCTCAGGTGTCTATTTCAGCTGGGATACCGACGGGCTTGGATATGATCAGGGTGTATGGCAGGGGCCATACGATCCTGATTCCGGATACATGTACCTCAGCGATGAAACTTATCGTGTCATCCTTAAAGCGAAGATTGCGATTAATAACTGGGACGGACTGAATGATTCGCTTCCGGCAATTCTTGACGCGGCAACAGCAGGATCCGGGCTGCGAATGCAGATTGTCGATAACCAGGACATGACGATATCGGTCTGGGTCTTTCCTGATACTGATATTTCAGATGTATCGCGTGAGTTAATTGCTGCAATTAAACAGGGATATCTCACAGTAAAAGCCGCCGGGGTGTGGGCGGGTGGCATTGAAACACCTTCGGTGGAAACCCCATCGGAAGGTTCAAAATTTTTTGGTTTTGATATGGATAACGAATTCATCAGTGGTTTTGATGTAGGGGCATGGGGAGTATTACTCTGATGGCAAAAAATGACTTTAAAGCGTTTGCAACGGATCGAAATGCCAATGTTATATCGCAGGAGGAATGGGAAGCGTTGCCTGCGCTTTTATCCGGATTTACAGCAGGGAAAGCATCCAGTGCGCAAGTCAATAAGGTTATTCGGCAGGCCAGCTTTATTGCTGCAGCTCTGGCCCAGTTTGTAAGTGACAAAACGCAACGGGATGTGCTTGATAATGGTGATCTGCCCGGTTTTGTTGAATTGCTGGGATCGGGGTTTGCTGTTGAATACCTGAGCCGCAAGAATCCGTTTGGCGATATCAAATCGGATGGTACTGTGCAAACGGCTCTCGAAAACCTTGGTTTGAAAGAAGCCGCAAAACGAGAGGTCGGAACAGAACCAGGCCAAATTCCTGATATGTCGGCTTTCACTTCTGGTCCTGGATGGGTTCGTTTTCCTAATGGCACAACAATTCAGTATGGTTCCACAGGCTTTGCTCCCGGTGTGAATAATCAGTACGTCACATTACCTCGCGCATTTTCCTCTAATAATTTCAGGGTCGCTACTGTCTGGAATGACATTGGGCCTTCTGATGGAGGCGCTACAGCTCAGGCGGCTGCCGATATTGCTCTTGGCACTGGGTCAAAAGCCACAACACGGTTTGGATTATGGCAGGGTGGACCTGGTGGGTTTAACGTTGATTGGATAGCAGTTGGGGAGTCTTGATTATGACAGCAGAATACGTATGGAGTCCGTCCAGTGCTGGGTTCTACCCATTGATTGAAAAAGAACGGCTCAAGGCGGCAGGGGGATGGCCGGAGGACGGTGTTGATGTATCGTCGGAAGAATATGCAGCGTTATTCCCGGCTCCATCGGGCAAATACATTGGAAATGTGGATGGGCGTCCAGGATGGGTTGACATGCCCCCTCCCACTCCTGAGCAGCTTCAGGAAGCGGCACAATCAAAGAAGGCAGCTCTCAGGGCAAAGGCTGATTCTGAAATCAACTGGCGTCAGGATGCTGTTGATGCTGGTATCGCAACTGATGAAGAAACTTCAACTCTCACCGAATGGAAGAAATACCGTGTGCTGCTGATGCGTGTTGATACTTCAACAGCACCCGATATTGAATGGCCTACGCCTCCGGAAGTTCAGGCCAGATGACATCCGGCGCACAGGACAAAACTGAGACAAACAAAGCTTTGTACTGGATTGCAAGGCTTTGTGCACTTCGATAGTGGTTAAGGCGGATCACTCCACCTTTTCATCAAGCCAGTCCGCCCACCATTGCATCATTTCTCTGCGCTTATCGAGATACTGAGCATGGTTGTAAATCCCGCGCACAGATCCGCCGTTGGCATGTGCCAGTTGCACTTCAATAGCGTCAGCAGGCCATTCGTGCTCGTTCATAATCGTGCTGAATTCATGCCTGAATCCGTGACCGCTTTCCAGACCTTCATAGCCGATTTGTTTGATCACAAGCAGTACCGCATTCTCGCAGATTGGCTTCTTCTTATCGTTGCGCCCGGCAAAAACAAACTCTGATACTGGTTTGGTGATGGAGCTTAACGTAGTGAGAAGTTCAACCACCTGGTCTGACATCGGGGCCACATGAATTTTGCGTCCTTTCATCACACTGGCGTCGATGGTGATAATCCTGTTTTCAAAATCGACGTTCTTCCATAGCATGGAACGAAGCTCTTTCGTTCTTAGGGCAGTGTAGCGTAAAACCTTGGTGGCAATGAGCGATACGATACTTCCTGAAAATGTTGCCAGTGCTTTATTGAATGCCGGGATCTGGTCTGCAGGAAGAAACGGGAAGTTCTTCTTGCGGTACCCCTTCATGGCGTCAGCAAGGTCAGGTGCCGGGTTATATTTAGCCCTGCCGGTGACAATAGCGTAACGGAAAACCTCGCCGCATCTTCTGCGGGCTTTGTTGGCTCGCTCCATTGCACCGCGATCTTCAAATCTGCGGATTACTTCCAGCAGTTGCATCGGCTCAATATCCTGAATCTCAAGACCGCCGATGATGGGTAAAATGTCGTCATCAAACATTTTGGCAAGTTCAGTTGCATAGCCTACTGACCAGACTTGCTTCTTGTGCTCGTACCATTCCTTGTAAATGGCACTAAAGGAATTGTTGTTAGACGAAGCCTTTTTCGCTTTTACCGGATCGATGCCAACCGAGATGTCTTTCCTCGCGGTCCATGCTTTATCTCTTGCCTCCTGCAAAGTCATTAGCGGATATTTTCCGACGGTCAGGATTTTCTCCTTACCGTCAATCTTGTAGCGAAGCTGCCATACCTTTTTCCCTGACACAGGGACATAAAGGTACAGGCCATTACCATCGAGTAGGCGGTATGGTTTTTCTTTCGGCTTTGCTGCTTCAATCTGCTTAACGGTGAGCATGGGTAAAAATCCGGTGGGTAAAATTATTTTATCCACTTTTTACCCGTCATGGAGTGCGGCTGTCAACGATCTGAAGCGGACCATGACGAACTGTGAATCTACGGAAGGCTTGATATTCAGGGGATTTTGCGGACTGGTACGGATGGGAGCGAACTGATAAATGGTGTCCCCTGCAGGAATCGAACCTGCAATTAGCCCTTAGGAGGGGCTCGTTATATCCATTTAACTAAGAGGACAATGCGGCATGAGTATACCCGCTAATGGAGTGCGGGGTAAGTACGCTGCCGCTCGATTGCTTAAACCCTCGCCATTTATGCCGGGTTTTTATAATTTTTCTTAATGTTTTCCGCACGTTCTGCTTTTTGGCGTGCTTCTGCTTTACGCTTATTGCTCATGTCGTTACGAATCTGTGCATGACTCATTAACGCGAAGATAAAGGTGCCGCCGCAGATGTTCCCCGCTAAAGTAGGTAGTGCGAAGGGCCAGATGAAATCGCTCCAGTGCAGCGTACCGTTAAACACCAGATAGAGGATTTCAACAGAACCGACCACGATATGGGTGGTGTCACCCAGGGCAATAAGCCAGGTCATCAATATAATCACCACAATCTTTGCCGCACCCGCTGCAGGAAACATCCAAACCATAGTGGCGATCAGCCAGCCGGAAATGATCGCGTTGGCAAACATCTCGCTGGGGGTGTTCTTCATCACATCCATGCCGATTTTGACAAATGCATCGCGAGTTTCTTCATTGAAGATAGGCATATATTCAAATGCCCACGCCGCAATACCTGTCCCGAGAATATTACCCAGCAGCACGACGCCCCATAACCGTATAAGTAAGCCGAAGTTGCTCATTGTCGGTTTTTGCATGACGGGTAGTACCGCAGTCACGGTATTTTCGGTAAATAATTGCTGGCGGGCCATAATGACGATAATAAAACCAAAGGTATAACCGAGATTCTCCAGCAAGAAGCTGCCCGGCACACCTTCCAGTTCGACATGAAATATCCCTTTTGCCAGTAACGAAGCGCCCATCGACAGACCCGCCGCAATGGCTGACCACAGTAGCGCCATTGCGTCGCGTTCCAGCTCTTTTTCACCATCCTGGCGGATATGCTCATGAATTGCCATCGCCCGGGAGGGGAGTCGGTCTTCATCTATTTCTATTTTTTTGCCGCGCTCTTTTTCTTCGCTCTCAACTTCAATTTCGTCGCTGTGTTGATCAATTTTGTCGTTGTCCAT